GAGATAGGCCGCTTGATTTTGTGCATTTTTACCTAGGTCTTTACGCTTGGCTTGATTATTTGGTTTCACTTCAATTAATTCTGCAACTTTGTCTTGTTTTTTTGAATTGTATACAATAAAAAAATCTGGAACATATATTGTATTTCTTCCAGTAAGTGGATTCCTGTACGGAATTTGTATTGATTCAGATGCCCACTGTGTGATAGAAGGGTTGTTATCACAAAAACGCATAAACGCCCATTCCCAGGATGATCTATACCTTGGTGTTTTTTTACCAATATATTTGTCAGGATGTTTCATTTGAAACAAACCGTTTAGCCATTTATTCATTGCCTAAACCTTAACGTTTCTATTTGCTATATTAAGTGGAGTTCTTTCAGACTTAAATCCAATCACAGATGTTTTATACCTTGTGCGGTTTAGTATTTCAGCGATAGTTTCATTTAATTGTAATACAGAAAGATTATTGAAAGTATCTAAAATTTTAAACACTGCAACATTGTCAATTTTTGCTTGTGTTAAAATTATGTAAGCAACAGTCTCTGCAGATAACTTACTAAAATTTTTGTTCTGGAAGAAACCTACAACTGCATCATACTCTGAAGCATTAAAAGTTTGTGTCAATCCGTTTATTCCTGAGAAGTAATCTACAAGTGATTGTGGATCTTTGGCCTGTACTCCAAGGTTAGTTGGCTTATCAGTTTCTACATTGTTTGATTTATATACACTCATGATATTACCTGACTTTTAATGACTCTATCATATACTTCAGCATCAACATTATAAGCAATGATGCCGCTTTCGGATAAAGATACAGCATTTTTTACTGCTTTTGTTTTATATGTATCTTGTTCTGCTGTGGTTAATTTTTTCCATTCTGTTTCAACATCCTCTACATCTAAATTTTGCTCAGATCTAAAAGTTACAAATTTTGCAAACTTTAATTTTGCTACTTCATCTAATCCAAAGTATGTTTCTATCTGTTGTGAAGTGAGTTTAACACTACCTTCATTGTTTGCTAAACTATTTCCTAAATTTTCACGTGCATCTGGTTTTGTATTTGAATATGCACTATTTGAATTTATTAGTTGTGCATCCTTATTTTTTGTTCTTTCATTTTTAGGAAATCTAATACCTGGTTTTGATGTTGCACCTAAATTGCTTTGGCTAATTTTTACAGCATCTTTTGTGATTCCGATAATTTCTTCTTTTATTCCTTTAATGCCCCTGCCTGATTTTATTTTATCAAATGCTTGAGCACCTGCAAGGACACCACCCAATATGTTTCCATTTTGAAATGCGTTTAGAGCTCCACCGGCACTGCCCAATATTCCAAAGAATGAATCTCCTCCACCTTTAATAGGAGATGGTGATTTATCATAATGGAAAGTTGCAAATCCTGTAGGATTATCTCTTGCAACAGAGCCTGCCTCTATCAACACACCTGAATATGAAATTGAAAACTGATGTTCGTTAACACCTGCTCCATCACCTTGATCTAATGCTCCATTATTAAAATCATTTATAATAGGATTCATCATTTTGTATTCTACAAATCTTTGTCTAGCCATCTGGAAAATTGAGATAGAATTTAAAAACCTGTCGTGCAATCCTGTGTCTCTACCCCATCTACCTGATGTGGCAAAGTCATCATTGAAGTTTGCTCTTTTATAATCTATTTCTGCGTGTAACGTATCTGCATAATAATTTTGATAGTAAGATTTAAAAAATGCAGTTGAAACGTCTCCCATATCATCGTGTAACACAATTACAACTGGTTGATATGTAATACCTGTTGTTACATAATTTTTATAGTTGTAACTATTTTTTAATTCTACGTTAAATTGATAGTTTGGTAGATCGCATCTTTTAACAAGCATATTCAATTCTAGTTTTGAAGTAGCACTTAAAGTCGAACCAACCGCCGCTGGATTAATATCAAATACTACGTGATATAGAAATTTTGATTTTGGTGCTAATCTAAAAAGATCATCCGTGTATAGACGTGCCGCGTGTTGATAGTCTTTAAGAGTATCGCCACCCAACAGTTGACCAAGGAAATTGTTACGCCAGTTCATACTGTTGTATTTATTGAACTAAAAATTGAGGTATTAAGAACCTGTAGCCGCTGTACCAATTGCTCTTGCTACTGCTGTACCAATACCTGTACCTCTTGGAGTCTGTATCGCATTATCGTATTTCACTGATAATTGGATCTGTACAGGGTCTGATGTAGCATAAGCTAACTGACCGTATTGAACATTGTCTAGGTAACAACCATATAATTCAAATGTTTCAAGTACGTTCGGAGTATTAGCACCGTTACCACCGTCAAGTATTTCAACTCTACTAGTGAATTTGTAATCACCAGCCGCCGCCGCACTTGACTGTTCGAAGAAATCGAACTGTTTCTGTAACTGTTCGCCAGTTAGTTTAGAAACTTCGTTGTTTACATCATCTCTTACGTTAATTGTAACTGCTTCCCAAGTATGTTTACCTGCCATATACACTCTTGAATTATATGCATCAAGTGTGATTGGATCAAAAGTAACATTCGGTCTTGTTACATCTACTACTTGTTTTGTAAGTTCTGATCTAGGAGTTGATACACCAAAATTTTCTAATATCACCCTAAAGCGATATTGTAATTTTGGCATTAACAAGCCTTGTGAACTTGCTGACTGATCACTTGCTAGTGGAACTGTAAATTTACTTAATGTTGATACTGCCATTTTGTTTTTCTCCTAGTAATAATATTTAATACTCTCTGTATTATTTACAACTTTAAACCTTTAAAGGCCTAATGTTGCTATTTCTCCTGTGTTTTTAAGTCTTACTGGTATGTAGATAAATTCAACAGCTTTTACTGGTTCAATTGCTACATCAACGTACAACTCATTTCTGTCTATTCTTGATGGTGTGTTGTTTGACTCATCACACACAACAGCAAAGTCAAATAATGCTCTTTGTGATGTAAGTTCTAACAAGAATGATTCGATTGATTGTTTCAATTCGTTTCTTGTTAATGAATCATTTGGTTCAAATATAAACGGTCTTGCAATTTTGTCTAACTGCAATCTTACAAAAGCAACTAATCTTGCAACATTAATTCTATCTAATGCTGAAGGTGTAAGTTGTCTTGTTTTTTGTCCAAAGTTTACTAAACCTGCACCAGTTACAAATGAAATTGGGTTAATGTGTACACTGTAAAGTGAGTCTCTTAAACCTTCTGAAACTGCTGTTGTTTCAAATTCACCTTCTGAGTTAATAAATCCAACTGACGTTGCATTGTCTACATTACCTCTTCTAACACCTGCTGGAGCAAACCACGGAAATGCTACTGTGTCATTAAACGCAATAGTTCTTAGCATCATATGTGACGGTGGTACTGCAACTGATTCACCTGCCAAGTCTGTTGTAAATCCTGAAGGATAAAACACACCTGTGAATGAATTTGTTGTTACAAGACCTTCTTCACCGTTATCTGGTGCGCCTGCTGTGTTGTTAGCATAACTTGTAATTGCAGTTGAGTTAGGTGCTAATCTAAATGGAGTGTCACCTACTACAAATGCTGTTTCTTTTCTATCTGCGTTTAGAGTTTCTAAGTTACCGATAAGTTCTGGGTAACCTGGGCAAGATAATAAGTTAAATTCTCTTTGCTCTTCTCTTAATGCAGTTGTAGATTCAACTGATGATTTCATTTGCTCAACTATTAAGTTTCTTTGTGCTTTTCTACCCATAAATGGAGCACCATCTGTTCTTAAACCTGAAGCACTTACCCAAGCATCTTTTTCTGATGGAAGTGTAGGATAAGTTGTTGTGTCACCAAAGTTTGCTCTTGAAAAATAGTTTTTTCTGAACTGTTTGACATTGTAACCTGATCTTCTTAAGTTGAATGCTAACATTCCTTTTGGATACAATGCTGGATCTGGTCTATCAATATCAAGATAGTCTGATGTCAATAAGTCAGTGATTAGTGTTTCTTTGCTTATAACATCTAATGATCCTGATGAATGAAATCTGAAGTCAGCAAATAAAATACCATCCTGTGAAGTTTGGTCTTTGTTATCAATTGGTACAAATTTTTCACCATCAACTTTGGATGTGTCATATCTGTATAAGTCTGGATATTCTTCTAAGTCTGCTGTGCTTAACCAAATGTCACCGTTTACAAGTGCTGTACCATCTGACTGTGTAGTTGGCTCAGTTGCTGAAACAATAACACCTTTTGGATCTGTTTGTGATAGATCCCAACCTCTAGCGTCTGAAGTAACATTTTGGTAACCTTTCCAAGTTGAACCATTGTGTATTAAGATATCAACTTCATCAACAGTAGTGTTGTACCAATATTGTCCTTCTGCTGGATCCTGTGTTGGCTCACTTGTTGATTGGATTGGTGTATAAGTTGTGCCTGATGCAGGAACGTTCTGTACTGGTCCCCAACCTGATGCCATAAAAGCAAATGTTCTTGTTGCCTCGTCGGCTGTTGCCATATATGCGGATGAAAAATCATCTTTGTCGCCGGCTGGAGCAACATACAAGTTAGCAATTTTTTCTGTTGTAAGATCTAAGTTACCGCCATATGCGTTTGCTTTGCCAGTACCAAAACCTAAGTCTGCCATTGGCGTTCCACTTGTATCTGTAAAGTAAATGTTTCCACCAAGTGTATGTTTTAGTGATATTCTTTTTGTTGTTGAATCATATGATGCTTCAATGTTATCAAAACCAGCGGCGCTGATTGCGGCCACAAAATCATCTGCGTCTTCACCACCGATTGAAACAGTTTTTGTTTGTAACATCATTGAACTTGAATTAGCAGTAGCAGAAGTGTTTAACATTGTTTCTGCCATTCTAATTGTGTCTCCGTTGCTAAATCCTGCCGCACTTTTTGTTGCAATTTTATTTGAAACAATAGTAGTTGCCGCACCACTTGGAATCTTTCTTACAAATGTAGTGTAGTCAACTATTTCACCTGAGTTTAAAGTTGAATCATCCCATTCGTGTTCGTTGATTGCAACTTGAATAAAGTGTGAATTTGTTGTTAAATTTTTACCACCACCTAGTCTATCTAGTTGTTGTAAAGCTTGTTCTTGTGTTTTGAATACTGGAGAACTTACTGATTCGAATGCACCAAGTGTTGAACTGTATTTTTTTAATTTAATATCAGCACCACCATTTGGTTCTGTTGTTTGAATCCAAAGTGACCCAGTTGGTCTTGATTTAGAATCACTTGTTCTAAAGCCATGATCCTCTGTGTGTTGTCCTATGAAAACTTTTGGTATATGGTATCTTCCACCTGTAATTCCTAATGCTGAAAGTTCGTCTACTGTTGAATCACCAACACTTGAAATTATAATTGAAGATGAAACAGCAGTTGTTGATGAGTCATCACCAGTTGCTGTAGGTACACCGTAAATTTCTAATTTGCCATCAACAGCAGATGCTTTGACACCTGTAATGTTAGCGGCGTTGATCGCACTAGCGGCATCTGAAACAGTTTGTCCAACTTGGATAGCATTTTCGTTTACTCGGATTGTTCCATCTTGTAGAGTTGGATTTGCTTTTGATCCTTTGATAGTTGGATGTGATGTGTGCCATGATCCGTCTTTTGTTACAACGTCACCTGAACCAACTTTCACCCAAGTGTTTGATCTAGTTTTTGGTGCACCAGCAGTAACATCATCTGAATCAGTGATGTAACTTGGTGTTTTTACTGTGAATGATTGTGTTGCTGAATTCCATTCTTTAATTCCCCAAGATGAAGAAGCAAGATCTAACCAATAATATCCATCAGATGGTCTGCCACCAGGTGCCCCAGCTGAACCTTCTAATTGTTTAAGATCTAAATTTGCTCTAACAACAAATGCTCGATTGGCTATACCAAGGAAGGAGTAAGCGGCTTGTAAACCATATTCATTTAGTTCGTAACCCTGAATAGGTGTGCCTCCAGCATCTGTGTAAAATTTGGGTGTTCCAAATGTTTGTGTTAATTCTCTTTGTGAAGATACTAAAAATATTTCGTTTGCATTCGTGGACAGTGTGCCTGCGGCAGTACCGTCTCCTGTTCCTGATGTTTTGTCTTGAGCAGTTGCTACCACTACTAATGGTACTGCTCCAGGAATTCCGGGAACGTAGAATGATTCATCTACTACGGAAACCTGTACTCCTGGTGATATTAAAGCCATTTTAAACTTCTCCTTGTTACAGAATATTTATTCCATATGGGCTGATTATATATAAAATTTAAAGAGTACCGAAAAGGTTAATATAAATATATACGTGCTTAATGGACATAAAAATACCAGACCGCTTTGTCAGGAGTGTAAAAGCAAGCCTGCGGCGTACAACTATAGAAGAGGAGACAAAGTCTACTATAGAAAGAAATGTGACAGTTGTATCAGAAGGAATAGCAGTTCAAACATCACAACACCTTCATGGCAGAGAGCAGGTTATAACAAAAAGAAAAATTGTGAAATGTGTGGATTCTCTGCACAGCATCCATATCAACTAGATGTATATTATGTCGATGGTAATATGACAAATAACACTGCAAGTAATCTTAAAACTGTCTGTGCTAATTGTAATAGGCTAATGCACGTTAAGAAGCACGGCTGGAAACAAGGTGATCTTGCTGTAGATCACTAATCACATCATCAACACTTTTGTTTAAACTGTCGATTGTACTGTCGTTTTGGATAAAGTAATCAAAATCTGTATTGGCCCAAGCATATTCGGATGGATGTATACTTTTTGGCTCAACTCCCTCTTCTTTGAAATGTTGGAACCATTGTGGGTCTTTTCCCCTAGTGACTCTCCATACTGATCCATATATTTCTTTGATCATTTTTACTTCATTAGGGAATCTAACATCAGGTATAATCCAGTTTGTGTCAGGATTATCTAGTATTTTCTTTTTGGCCATGCTCACCCATATTCCATCATATAGTCCTTGACGCATACATTCAGTGCCAAATCTTTGTAAAACTAGTCTAGGAGTTATGTCTTTTCCTATTTCATTTGTCCAAAACTCATCAGGCTTTTCACGCCAATTTCTTGATTCTGCTGTTTGTCCTTCCAGCATATTTCTGTCCCAATCAAACATTGATGCCACAGCATCTTTAAGTTTATCTGCAAAACTTATTTTTACAAAGTTATGATTGTTTATTAGATGACTGGCCACGGTGTCTTTGCCAGAACCTATTAATCCACAAATGCCTATTATCATTCTTATAGTATACAATATTTTAAGATAAAAGTCTAGCCTATAATGAAAGATATTGGAGTACCACCTTCTGAGTAGTTTCCAATTTCTTGCTCAAGTTTTTGCATCTCTTGAGTCGCTTCATTTTTAAGAGTGTCACCGTTAAGTGATCCGCCACCCTGTGGACCTGCAATAGTGTTAAATTTACTTCTTGCTTCACCTAGTGTGAATTTACAAACTGCAAGGGTATATTCTCTTATCCAAGGTTTAGCGTATATGTCTTGTAATAATATAAAGTCTGGTCTGTAATTAGATTGACTTATAAGGACAGTTTCTTTAGATCGCTGTCTTCTGTGAATTGTAAGTTTTCTTGTTGGTTGATCAAAATGGAAATTTACAAAACCACCAAACATTCTGGCAACTAATTCTTGATATCCTGCAAACATATTATAAGTTGCAAGTCCTCCAATTCTACCAGTTTGTAAAAGGTAAACGTTTGTGTAAGCAAGTTCGAAAGGATCAAAGTTTGTGCCACCTTCTGATGATGATGCACCTCCCACAGTTCTTCTATAAATTTGGTTTACTCGGATAACTTCTGCCGGTAAAGTGTATGTTTGCACATCACCCTGTAATTCTAAAAAACCATATGATTCTTCTACTGAATTAGATGATCTTTGTCTAAATTTATCAATAGAAGTTGTGAAGGCCATTTCATAATGTTTAGGATCTAATTCAACTTCGATCATACCATCACCTAGTCTAGCCTTTACATAGTCGAAGATTTCTTGTTTAGCAACTAGAGTATCTTGATCGGAAATAGTGGTGTTTGTAGTATCTACCATATACATTATTTACCGCTATAAATACTTAAAATGCCTAGATTGTCACTTTACAAACCGGAAAAGGGTAACGACTACTATTATATGGATCGCACCATATCTGAGCGATTCCAAGTAGGTGGTACAGATGCCTATATACACAAGTATCTTGGGCCTGTAGACCAGGGTGTTACTAATGACGCTACACAACCTAATAGAGATAACATTTTAGAAACTTCTATACAAGATTTGTTATTTTTAGAAAACAGAGATAGAAAATATGATGAAAGTATCTACAAAGGCAGAGTAATTTACAATGTTCAAGATATAGATTTTGACTTATCACAGTTTGGATTGTTTTTGCAGAATGATCAACTTTTTATGGTCTTTCATTTAAATGACACAATTGATATGTTAGGCAGAAAAATTATGGCAGGTGATGTCATTGAACTGCCTCATCTAAAAGATGATCACAGTTTAATAGAAAGTGATGCCGAGGCAATGAAAAGATATTACGTTGTCCAAGACGTTACTAG